AGACACTTGTAGACACCTGGGGTGACTACGTGTTTTCGCAGGTCAGAGGCCATGTAGACACGTAGTCACCCATCTTCTCGATATACCTATAGTAAAAAGTGTCACGGGGACAGCTGGAGAGATTGGCGAACATGGGTGTCTACGTGTCTACAAGGGCCCTGACCTGCGGTTATGCGTAGTCACCCTGGGTGTCTACAGGGTGACTACGTGTCTACACACAGCCCTGCCCACCGCCTGGCGCCCCGGGTGGTACTGTCTGTCCCGAAGGCGAGCAACCCCGACCTACGGAGAAATGATGAGCGCAGCGGAGAAGGGCTTCTACTTCCGCCGAGTGAAGGCAGCCGGAGTCCAGCTGGACCGGCACTACCGCGAGTACACCACCGCGGAGCTGAAGGAGGCGGACGAGCTGGCGGTCGAGTCAGGCCTGCTGAAGCCGCCCACGATGGAGGAGCTCGCGGAGGTCTTCGAGAAGGCCCACAAGAAGAAGCCCCGCGACCCCGCTCCGGAGCCGACCGCCCCCGACCAGGAGGCCGCAGGGTTCTTCGGCTTCCCCAACGAGGAGCAGCCCGTACCGGCAGCGGCGCCGCTGGCGCGTCCGCACCTCGGTGAGATGGCCGGCGAGCGGCTGAACACCAAGGATGCCGACGAGGTCCTGTTCGTCGACGAGCAGGGCCGTGCCTGGCTCCAGAAGGAGGTGCTGAAGCCGGCGTTCCCCAAGCCGCGCGGCCGCCGGGTGCTGAGCTACAACGACCCTGGCGTCGTGAAGCAGACCTCCAAGGACGGCGAGTACACCGAGACCTTCGAGGTCGCCGGCGACGCGCGCAACGCCACCCCGGCGCAGATCAAGATCACGCTGCCGTCGTACCAGGTGGGCATGTACCGCGACAAGCGGTTCCCCTTCAAGGTCATCTGCTACAACGGCCGCGAGGGATTCGACCGCCTCGAGGTCGAGGCGTACTACGGCGGTGCCGAGCTGGTGCCGCCGGTCTGCAAGCGCACGTACGTGGAGAACGTCCTCTGCTACGACATGCGGTCCGTCATCCGAGCCATCAACGAGGAGTTCCGCCAGCTTCAGCTGACGGGGCAGATCAGGGAGAAGCAGTGAGCAACGACCAGCCGATCGAGACCATCGAGCTCGACGAGATCCCCGACGACCTGAGCGGTCTCGGTGAGGCGAACCAGCCGGAGGAGGCCCCGTACCGCACGCTGCTCGAGCTCTGGCGTGCCGTGCTCGAGCCGTCCAACGAGGTGCGCAAGGACCCGGTCAGCCCGCAGTGGGCGGTCAAGATGGTCACGATGTACCCGGGCGTCGGGTTCGGCGACGTCGAGGGGATCCACCACGGTGTCTTCGACATGGCCGCCGAGATGGCCGCGATCCTCAACGACGAGATCGACGGCGACGACGAGTGCCTCAAGAAGCTCGACGCCGCCGAGGACGCCGAGCAGAACTCCCGCCACTACAAGGACCTCCTCGCCGCCTGGCAGATCTACATCCTGCGCGAGGAGCTGGCGTGGCGTCCGTCCGACCGTGACGCCGCGGCCAAGCTCGCCGTGCTGTCCGAGGTGCAGCAGATGTTCCTCGGCGAGACGGGCCTCGTCGCGCACCTCGAGCAGATCGGGTTCCAGTTCGACGACGCCGACAAGGCCGAGCTGCAGCAGCGCCTGATCGACGCCCGCGAGGAGGCCCTGACGGGAGGCGACGGTGAGTGACCAGCCGAATGCAGGCGCCTTCGTGGACGACGTCTTTGCGTCGGTCATGGGCACGCTGGTGGAGGACGAGGCAGCTGGCGCGGACGGTGCGCCGGCTGCGGCGGAAGGTGCGCCGGCAGGAGCGAGCGATCAGGCTGCGGGTGGAGATGCTGGAGCTGCTGGAGCAGCTGGAGCACCCGCTGCTGCTGAGCCCGGACCCGGACAGCCTGCCGACCCCGCGTCCGCCGGTGACGGTGGAGCAGCTGGATCTCCCGCCGGCACTGACGGCGGAGGAGATCCAGGAGCTGCGGGAGCTGCCGATGCCGGACCCGGTGCAGGAGATCGAGCACCGGCTGGGACTGTCGACTACGCCACCGTCGCCGCAGACCTGGGTGGGCTGAGCCAGAAGTTCGAGGAGACCACGGCGGCCGCCTTCCAGCAGGAGGCGCTCGCGGGCATCCAGACGGAGTACTCCACGTACTTCGACGCGCTCAAGCAGCACCCCCGGATGCTGGTGGGTTCGCAGGTGCCCGCGCTCAAGGGCCAGGAGGGCGAGATGGAGACCCTCCGCGACGCCGCCGACGCCCGCGAGTGGCAGGACGCCGTGAAGCAGCTCCTCACCGAGGAGGTCCGCGAGCGGGCCACCACGGCGATGGAGGAGAACAAGGGCATCCTCGACACGGTGCACGCCTCGATCGAGCTGTTCACCAAGAACCCGGACCTGGTTCCGGGCACCCGCCAGTTCGACCGCCAGCTCGCCGACCGCCTGGCCGGCATGCTCAAGCCGTACGAGCTGCGGGTGGAGGGCAAGCTCCACGGCTACACCATCCCGGTGCAGCCGCTCGTGGAGTCCCTGAGGGCCTCTCTGGGGGCTGAGCGTGCCAAGGCACCCGCCAGCCCTGCCAGCCCCGCAGCGGCCCGCACAGCGAAGCGGGGGGCCGCTCCTGCCGATCCGCCCCAGGCCGGGATCGGCTCCAAGGCTGGCGCAGCCAGCAGCGGGGAGGAGGACTTCTCCACCCTGTTCGGTACGTTGGGCCTACCCAACCTTCGGATCTGAGGAGATCACAATGGATACCCGCGTCGAGAGCATCGAGAAGTCCTACCGCGCCAAGAGCGGCATGCCCGACCCCGAGCCGCCTCCGGCCGGGGACTGGGACCCCGATCTTCCCCAGTCCAACGGGGACGTCGTCGACGAGACGCCGGACCCGACGGTCACCTCGCCGAAGCCCGTCATCATCGACTGGCTGCTGGCCTGCGGGATCGAGAGCCCCCGCGAGGACCTCGAGGCCATGACCCGCGCGCAGCTCTTCGAGAACTTCGTCGACGTCTGAGCCGACCTGTGGCCAAGTTCCCCGTCCACTACGTGCCGAGGCCGTACCAGGCGGAGCTCCACAAGATGTGGCGCTCCAAGCGGTACGGCCTCGCCGTGCTGCCCCGGCAGTCGGGCAAGGACGTGGCTGCGTCCATGGAGCAGTGCGACGGGCGACTGCGCACGCCGAAGACCACCGGGGTCTACATCAGCCTGAACAACCCGATGATCCGGGACATCCTGTGGGACAAGACCTACATCGACCCGATCACCAGCGAGTTCATCCGGGGCCTCCAGGACAACGTGCCTCACGAGCACGTCGACTGGAAGGACACGGTCATGGAGGGCCGGTTCTCCAACCACAGCCGCCTGAAGCTGCAGGGGTACTTCCAGTCGGGCCAGGACAAGTCCGGTGTCGGCACGTCCTTCCAGGACTACACGATCACCGAGCTCGCGCTGTTCACGCGAGAGGACCCGATCCCCCGCCTGCTCCCGATCCTCGAGAACCGGGCGGAGCCCAAGCGCCTGATGGTGGTGTCCACCCCGCGTGGCCGCCGGCGCAACCCGCTGTGGCAGCTGATGCAGTCCCTCGAGGGCAACCCCGAGGCGCAGACGATCGTGCGCACCATCGACGACCTGAACGCCCTCATGAAGCGCGAGGGGCTCCCGCCGATCCTGACGGAGGCGGAGCTCGAGCGGATCGAGGACACGTACCTCAAGCGCTTCGGCAACACCCGAATGTTCGAGCAGGAGTACCACGTCTCCTTCGAGGAGATGGATGCGGCCGCCGTGTACGGCGAGGCGCTGATGAGGATGATCGCCGAGAAGCGGATCGCGGACTTCAACCCGCACGTCGGCAAGCCGATCTACGTGATGTTCGACATCGGCGCTTCCGGCATCCACTCCGACGCCACCAGCTGGATCGCTTTCCAGTGGTTCAACGAGAAACTTTTTCTGCTGGACAGTGGAGAGGGTCACGGAAAGGCCGTGCCCGAGTACGTCGACGTGCTTCGCACGAAGCCGTGGTTCCCCCAGCTCGCGCGGATCATCCTCCCCTGGGACGCGGAGCACCACGAGAAGGCCGTGAACACCACGCCGGCCGACATGATGCGCGAGAAGTTCCCGCACATCTCCGTGCTGGCGAAGAGCTCCAAGGTGTGGAAGCTGCCGAACAGCAGGCAGGGCGACTACGACCTGGTCACCGACATC